TGAAGGAACAGTGCTTGATTTTGGTGGCAATCTTGAAATCACACAATCAACCACCGACCATTCACGTAAGATTGCTGGTGTCGTATCATTACATCCAGCAAGCCTTATGAACAGTGCCCTAGAAGGTGACCACGTAACAGCGGTTGCCCTACAAGGACGTGTTCCTGTAAAAGTTCAAGGAACAATCCGCAAGGGTGATATGATGGTATCGGCTGGTAATGGACGTGCCCGTGCCGAAGCAGACCCAAAGATGGGTTCAGTTATCGGAAAAGCTCTTGAAGATTTTGATGGCACTGGTGAAGGTATTATCGAAGTTGTCGTAGGTCGCGTCTAAAACGTTGACTCAATCACAGTAAGCTTTTCTTTGATGGTTGCTTCTTTGAGTGTGCCGAACACACCGGGATGCAACGGCTTCGGCCATCCATCCAGTTTAGTCCAACAATAACCGCTATGTTCTCTGTTCAATACGGGAATGAACTCGTTCTTGACCAGAAACACAAACGTATGATACTCAAATCGCTTATCGTCGCTTGTGAACTTCTCAATGGGAATAGCTTTAGTGTAAGGAACTTGTAGTCCGAGTTCTTCGTTGATTTCACGCAATGCCCCTTCAAACGCGGTCTCACCATGCTCAGTTTTTCCACCGGGAAAGCACCATGTATTTGCATACTTGTGATTGTCTCTTAGAAGGAATAAGTAACGGCGAGTTGTCGTGCAGAAAAATAGGGCACCGGATGATTTTATCATATGGGTATTTAGACCCTAGATTACGATACACCAACTTCCCGAAGTATGAAGACCCTGATATGACTTTATCCACTGGGTTCCGTCCCACTTGTATTGAATGGATGTGTTCGAGTTTGTCACATACTGGGTTGTAGTCGTTGCACTCGCATCAAAACTCACAGCCCATGCACCACCAGAATATTCGATGATGTCGTTCGCACTAGCCACTACGCTGCCCCATGCATCTGGGTCGTCACCGTCTGAGCTATTTCCTAATGCTTGCGTAACGAGATAACGCTGACCACTTGCAGCCACGGGCAATCCAGCCCCCGGCCCACTACGCAACGGGTCAATGATTTTGGTCACGGCATCAAGGCTGTTGGTAGGGATTGTGTCTGCATCAACGTTGAATAACAGCTTGTAATCGTCCGTTGGGTGTAAGCTGACGGTTCCAATAACATCGGTGTCGTCTGGTAAAGTTATTCTCAACTGAGAAATACCATTCTGGAAGTCACCAAATGCATCAAGAAACGCTTTCCATGTCACGGTGTTCGTGCCTGTTCGAACAGGAGTGGATAGCTCGTTGTTTTGGTCAGTATATGAGTGGTTATGTTCGAGCAACTGAACCTCACCATTCAACAAGAAAATGTTGTAGTTATTCCAAGTTGTTTTTACACGTGTTCCCAACAATAGGTCGTTGTCGATGATGCCATCGGTAAAATCGCCAGACTCGTCAAATACCGATGCCACAATCGTCTTGATAACACCAAGTTTCTTTTGCTTGGCCGGTGGTGTAATCCATATTGGAATCTCGAACGTAAGTGTGGCGATATCCATGTCTTCGTCTATGCCTTGCGGCACTGAACGACTTGACCAAATCAAACCAATGCGTTCCATGCGTGTTAGTGATGTCCAATCAATAAAGTTGTCGGTTGATTGTAGCTCCAACGCAGGGTTGAAAATCCATGTAAGCTGTTCTATAAGTTGTAGCTTCTGCTCATAGTTAGTGGTCCATATATCCAAGTTGATTGTCATGGTATGTGGCACCGGCATCAAGCGTTCGATGGTGAAGGCGTTGCCTTGTGTGGTTGTAAGCTCACCTGTGTTTGCATTCACATCACGTTGGCGGATATGCATCTTATCAACGTGGTGAGGCTCTTGCATCCAATCTCGGCGGTAATCAAGTCCTGTGATATAAAAGCTCATCATAGGTGTAGGTATAGTGGTGTTCTCGCTACCTTGACGAATGATAGAGTTCACGACTCTTGACCCGTCGCCGAACTTTACCGGAACAGTTCTGTATTTTACGTTGCCGTCTTCATCCTTGCCATACTCAACCTGAAAGTTGCTAAATACTCGGCTAATCTGAAGCAGAAAACGCTTTATTTGGTCATCGTAAAAAAATTTCTGCACTTATGATAATCCTAACAGTCTTCTGGCACCACGATGCTCGACCTCGGTATATGGCATGATACCATATATATCGGTTCCTTCTACTGGGGCCATTTCATCTTCCCATTCGATCCCGTGTAGTTGTGGAACACCGTCTGTTACATACAAATCATATGCACCATGGTCTCCATATCCAGCCCCGTTTAGGTTGCTGGCTTTCCAAAACCATACTTGTTTCCCAACCGTGCAACCTCGAAGGTCACCAATGTTTTCTACCAACTGTGTAAGATTATGCAGAGAAGCAACCTTATATACTAATAGGTTTTTCCTTCCATACAAATCAAGCTCATCGGTCTTGTATTCGTTCAGGAACATTTCATTCAATAACATGGTTTAGTTGTCCTCCAACGATGTCAGAGCCTTGCTCAATGCCACGCGCTCGTCTAACACAACGTTGTCGTCACCGATTGTTGTGTTTGTGTTATTGACAAACGTATCTTTTTGTGTCTGTCCCATACCCGGTGTCAGTGATGTGCGTTCAACGTTTTCAATCTTGACCCAACGTGTGCCGTTATAACGGAACAATCTGTTTGGTAGGAAGTCAAGACGCAAGAAGTATTCTCCCTCGACAGAACCACTTGTTGGAAACGCTGTTCCACTCGTGACTGGGTGACCATTAGGTGCAAGACCATCACCGGTAAGATAACCGTCTGTCCATCCGTTGGCTTGTGGGGTATCTGTTGTTTGTGCGTTGCCGTCTGGGTCTGTGTAATCTTCTGGCTCGCCGGGATTACCCTCTGCGTCACTGTCCATCACGTAATACTGTGATGTGTCGTAACCGCTCTTGGGCACCTCGGCTTCAGCAGCAGCAATAACAGCCGCGTTGTTTGCAATCTCTTGGTTGTATGTGCTGAGTAAGTCACGCAACGGTTGGCTATCACCATTACCATCGTCTGTGCCCGTAACCAAATCATCAAGAATATCTGCATACTCTTGCGAATCGGTCATTGGTTTGACCTTCACTCTCCATAGGTGAGGCCACCATGTGGGGCTGTATCCATCACCAGCACGGTTCGCATCAGTTACCACATAGAACTTCTTTAGTGCGACAGGGACGGTATCGTTCAGTGCCCAAAAATCTACAAGGTGTGCAATCTCAAGCACATCACCAGCTATGATTCTACGGCCCATACGCTCTACCATATCGTTGATGTGGAAGGTGATGTATAGGTTGTCGGTTTCAATCATCATACCAAACTGTGTGTTCGAGAAGTCGTTCTCTGCGATGTTATAATGACCACGAAGCTCATAGATGTCTTCTTCGTATTGGCGGTCGCGGTTCTCAAGGAAAAGCAAATCTTGAATACCAAAAATACCGTCACCCGCCGTTGATGGTTGGGTAAGGTCACCAGTTTCACCTTGGTCTGTAACTCCAAGAAGCTTATGCACATACATGGTTGTAGCACCGATGGTAAACTGCTCACTCACGTTACGGTCAAAGAACTTGTAATCGTGTGAGTGTCTACCCTCTTGCCATAATGATATTCTTGGAATCGTACTTCTCCTACTTTGATAGTATTTATTCAAGGTAGGGGGTAAATAAAGATATGAGTAGACAAATGGTTGTCATAGGTAACGGAGAAACCAGACGGGGTTTTAGGTTGTCAGAGCTTGATAACCACATCACCTATGGGTGCAATGCTATTGTGCGAGACTATACACCGAAACATGTGTTTGCATGTGACAAGGCTATGGTAGAAGAGATTGTCGATAGTGGGTCGAATGTTTATACCAGACAGGAATGGCGTTCGAAGTTCCATAGCTATCCTTATGTAAAATATTTCCCAGACCTTCCGTATAAAGGCGACAAGAAAGAGGATCAACCAATGAACTGGGGTTCTGGAACGTATGCTCTATTGGCAGCTTGTGGGAAATCTCCCAGTCGCATCTTTATAATGGGGTTTGATATGTACAGCCCTTGGAATCAACACAACAACGTATATAAAGGCACGGATAACTACAACGAAAGGGATGCCAAAGCCGTTGACCCTAAGTTCTGGATATACCAACTGAACAAAATACATGAACTATTTCCCAAGACCGAGTTCACTTATGTGTATCCCGAAGGCTGGCCAAAACCGGGAAGTTGGGTGACATCGAACGTGTCCAGAATAAACTACGAATGTTTTTCAAAAATCCTATTGACAATCTGAAATCCCCCCTGTGTAATCATATACACTGAACCCACACGCATCATGTGTGAGGGAGTACAATATAAGACGCGAAGAGCGGGGCCAGAAATGGTCCCGTTTTTTGTTATTCAAACATCCAGCCGTAACCACTAGCCGTATGATACCACCTATAGAATGGAATCTTCGTGTCTAATATCCAAGAACCATTGAACCCGAGATATGTTGTTGGGTCTTTATAATCGTGGTCATTATCATAATCGAAGTATTGAATATAACTGGGCACTAGCTCTATGTCGTCTATTGTAATGCTGGTCACGAGGATTGCAGATTCGGGTGCATGGTAATCCTTATCAAGTATGTCGATACGTATTACCACAGGCTCCAAAATGTTCTGTGTGCCGGTCCCTGTGATGCGATACTTGATACCACCAATCTCTTCGTATTTTACGTTCACTGAGATTGAAGTAGTCGATGGATTATAGTCCGAAATATTTGTCATAGTGTTCAAAATAATCTCTTATGTCCATGTTTCTTGATCGGCCAATCGTTTCGACAAATCGTTTCATTTCTGGTACACGAAACGATTCAGAATCCGCTTCACTAAGATATTTCACATAGCTTTCGATGTCGTGTTTCAAAATGGCTTTTACGTTATTCTTGTCGCGAATGTTTGAGTTTGGTGATTGGTTTATTGTTTCTATACTGTCTGCTACCTCTTGTAGCCTTTGAATAGATTCTTCTCGTTGTGGTTTTGCCAGGATAGTAGGTCTTAGAAACTCAGGTTGCTCTAAAAAGTTGCAACTCTCTACGAATACATCATTCTCCAATGCAAAAGTATAAACTGTATACAAGTAAGGAATAGAAAAAACGGTGGGGGTTGTCCGTAAAGATATGGTCCATTCATCGTTGACTTGCATCCATCTTTGGATGTTCCGCTCGACGTTTGAAATCTTTGATGGGTAACGTAAGAAATCATTTACTTTATGAAAGCATTCGACTGATATACCAAGATGCACATTGTCGAACTTTTCCAGTTCTTCGATGACCTCATCTTTCCATACTGTGGCATTGACCGTGAAACCCACGGTCGCGTTCTTGTCGAGCGATTGTAGTATTTTCAAGAAACCGGGAATCAACAAAGTCTCCCCACCGATAAAGTGGATATATTTGATGTTTAGGGTTGAGATTTCATCACAGAACTTTTGCACCGTGGCATCATCTGTCCATCCCGTAACCTTAGACTTTTCAATGAAGTTTAGTTTCTCCCATTCCTTACCCAACGTAGAGCTAGATTCTGGACTGCAAAATATACAAGCACTATTGCAAATATTGCCCAAATCAAGTTGTAAATCCATTGGTTCGCGAGAGGTGAAACCATCGTTGTCTTGTGAGTGTTTGAAATCGTTATAGAATCTACTACTTGGTATGGTCTTTGAAACGTCTCCGTAGATGCCTAGCTTTAGGTTTTGTTTTTCTCTACCGCTTATCTTACTAAAAGCCTCCATTTTATGACAGGCAGAACACCCGTCAAACTTTTTGTCTTGTGTCATGCCCACCCGCAACTCCCTCATGTGGGGTGAGTTCATGAAATCAGTAATGGAGTGAGTTTTTATATTGTAGTCCGTTGGTTGGCTTCTGCTCCACCTACATTCGTGAAATCTACCATCAACGCCAATCTTGACGTGGAACCAAGGACTGCCGCAAAAGTTCTGCATATGATATTTATGTATTGATTTATCTTGTGTTATATATTATGATGGGTTATGGATAAGGACAAGAAGAACTTCTGGAAGGCATTGACCAGCCCTGCTGAACGGGGATGTTGGAACTGCAAGAACAGTCTAAGTGACGGAGAGGCGTGTGGTGCATTGTCTATATGCGTCGTGTTAGACATCAACGACAAACACACACCGTGGGAATGGGATGGTGAAGTAAATGACGACGAATCTGAGTAAAGAAGAGTTCTGGAAAGCGTTGGTCGAACCCCCAGTGAAACGGTGTAGTAACTGTAGTTTTAGTCGCCTTGGGTTCAAGAATAGGTTCAAAAGTTGTACGCTGAGTTCACCAGCAAGCTGCCAGACATTCGTATTACATGAGTTTAGCGTCACTGACAAATTTCTTAGGGATTTTTGGGAGTGGGACGGAGAAACACGATGAGTAATAAAGAAGAGTTCTGGAAAGCGTTGACCGAACCCTCAGTGAAAAAATGTGACAACTGTGTATTTGAGAGACGTAATAGAAAGTGGAAGTCCGGTGGGTGCAGCATAGGTGCTACAACAAACTGCCATACATACGTGTGGAATAACTTTGGCGTCAAAGGATTGAACGATTCGTGGGTGTGGGATGGAACGTGATGACTAGTAAATATGAAAAGAGACGAGAAGCAGTTTTCAAACACCTGACCGAAGAGCGTCACCTTGACCCTTCGCGATATCGCTTTACCTACGACGATGAGACAGCCAACTTCATGCTGTTCAACTTGTCGGGGAAGGTAGTCGGCTATCAACAGTATCGACCAGCCGCCGATAAGACACAGGACAACGACCCACGCCACAGTCGATACTTCACCTATGTCTCGAAGTTCGGTGGCCTACAGGACGCAAAAGAAGGCGATTACAAATGGTATCAGAAAGTATGGCCGTTGAACTTGATGTTCGGACGTTCTTATCCATGGTCGCCACGCCGAGACAGAAAGTTCTTTGACATTGCAGTATGGGGCTTAGAGACGTATAACTACCGCTCAGACGTGTTGTTCGTTGTTGAGGGGGTGTTTGACGCCGTGAGGTTACATAACCTCTCCTTGCCCTGCGTAGCGGCTCTCAGCAACGATGTAAAGAACCTACAGCCATGGTTGAATGCCACCAGCCGCCATGTTGTCGTTGTTTGTGATGGTGATAAGGCTGGGCGTGAGCTTGCTGAGCTTGGACACGAGGCTGTTATGTTGCCAGAAGGTAAAGACCTTGGTGACATGACTGATGCCGAAGTAGAACAGGTTGTCAAAAAATGGACTTGGGAATGGGATGGAAAATCCTATGAATAAAAAAGAGTTTTGGGATGCACTATCCACAACACCGTGGGAAAATCGCAACTGCGACAACTGCAAACATTATGACCCCTATACTTATAATATGGATAAATGTGGTTATTGTACGCAAGAGGGTGAAATCCATGCTTATCCACATGGTCGGTCAGTGGGTGCGAGATATAAATGGGCACAGACATCCGTAACGCAATGGGAGCAAAAAAGATGATGGAATACGATTTCACTTATGATTTTATCGGATGGTGCCGCTCTGGTGTCCACGACAAGGTTTATTCTGTGTTGCGATTGGGTGACGAGAACTACATCGCAGTCTATGGACGGCGTGGTAAGAAACTCACCGTCAAACCCTATCGCATGTCAGCGGATGAAATGCGTTCTCTTGTGCGTAGCAAATCTCGTAAGGGATACATGCA